TCTTAAACATAATTATACCATGATATGTACCTATTTGTTGCACCCAATTCCCCAAAATAGGTGTGATATGTACATCTCTAATGTGGTGTGCTAAAAATAGAACATGGGGGGTTGGTGGGATGAGGGCATCGAATAGGTTGGTAGAATGATGGTTATGCGGGGGAATGATTGCCGTTACGGGCGAGGGTTGTGGGGTATGATGTGATTGAATTGTAGGATTGTATATAGGAGCATCTGCGATGCGTAAAAATTTAAGCCGTCAATCAGACGGCGGGGCAAACGGTAGCGCTGGTGGCAATGGGCAACCATTAGATACGGCGATACAACCCCCTAAAGTTGGTGGTCTTCCTGCGGGCGATACTAACGACAAACAACCAACACAACCGATACCTGAGCTAACCCCTGAAAACCCAAGTGCTTATTGGAAAGCGCAAGCCGAGAAATTTGAGCGGTTGCACAAAAACGCATCTAATGACGTGACCACAGCCAAAAAACTGTTGGAGCAAATGCAGAATGAAACGGTTACGGAACTAACCAAGAAATTCGAGGCTTTGCAATCCGAATTAGATATGGAACGTAAGCGGGCGGGTGAGGCAACCATCGAGGCTTTGCGGGCTAACATGGTGGCAGAGTTTAAGCTGGGTATTGAGGCAGTGGGATTTTTGACGGGCAACGATGAGGCGGCGCTCCGCAAACAAGCAGAAACGTTGGCAAAGTTGACTGGCAAACCACCCCCACCCCCTCCAACGGGTAATGTTGGCAATCCTGCAACTACTGGTGGGCTAACACTTGCGGACATTGCTAAGATGTCCACAAATGAAGCCGCCAAAAATCTTGAAGCGATTAAAGCTGTTTTAGCAGGAGGAAAGTAAATGAGCTTAAATAATTTTATCCCTGTCGTATGGGCGGGGATGGCACTATCGGCACTCAAAAAGGAGTTGGTGTATGCCCAAACGGGTGTTGTCAACACTGATTATGAGGGGGATATTCGTGGGCAGGGGGATCGGGTTAGAATCAATAGTGTGGGTGATGTGACTATCAAAACCTACACCAAAAACACAGATATTGATGCACCCGAAGCCTTGACCAGTTCACAGCAGGAACTCATCATTGACCAAGCCAAATATTTTAATATGGCGGTGGATGATGTGGATGTTGTTCAGACCAAGCCTAAAATTATGCAGGAGGCAATGGATCGCGCCGCCTACGGGCTACGCGATGTGGCTGATACCTTTTTGGGGGGTTTGATGAATTCCTCATTGAGTGCCGCCAACGCCAACCGTATTGGCACGGAATCTGCACCCAAAACGGATTTGGGTACAGCTGGCAAAGCCTACGAGTATCTGGTGGATTTGTCCGTGATTCTCTCCAACAACAACACCCCATCAACGGGGCGGTGGGTGATTGTGCCTCCGTGGTTTTATGGGCAATTGCAGAGAGATGCGCGGTTTGTGGGCAGTGGATCGGCGGCGGCGGATACGCGCCTGATGAATGGGTTTATCGGCGAGGCGGTTGGGTTGCGCGTTTTTCAATCCAACAACGTGCCATTCACCACAGCCACAACCAAGTTTAAGATTATCGCGGGGCATTCAATCGCCGTGTCGTATGCGGATCAGATCGTCTCTGTCGAAGCGTTTCGCCCTGAACGGCGGTTTGCCGATGCAGTGCGGGGCATCCATGTGTATGGGGCTAAAGTTGTTCGCCCCTCGAATTTAGCGATCTTGATTGCGAATCTGCCTTAGTGGGGATTAGGGACTTGTTATGAGTCCCTACATACCCGTCTTAGAAACGTCATTCTAGCAACCAATAAAGGAGAGTAATATTATGGCATTAATAACCATTGCCCCAACACAGATTGGGATGGGTGTACCAATAGCATTAGCAGGCGGGGCGATCGAAATTCCCAATGGGACGCTCATCACAGGCGGGGCGTTGCGACCGCTGTTGTTTTATGTAACAAATACGGGCGATGCTGGTACGATCACAGTCGCCGCGGGAACTCCGATCGATGATGCGCCAGCTATGGGAGCGGGGGCTTTGACGCTTGCAATTGCAGGCACCTCTGGGGCTGTCCTCTTTCGGGTGGAATCTGCGCGGCATTCACAGGGGGGTAACATCAGCATTACGTATTCGGCAGGCATGGCGGGTTTCATCTACGCCTTTGAAACAAATGTGCGCTCTCTGTAAAGCACATTTGTGAGAATTACAACGCGCTATCGCCTCATGGGGGTGGTGGCGCGTTTTTTTATAAATAACCAGAATATAAGTGAGGGAATATGCGGATTTTGTGGCACAGTAGCGCTCCAGATACACCAAATGGCTATGGCACTCAGACAAAATTATTTACCAAACTCATCAAAGGCACAGAGGGGTTAGATGTGGTGGTATCGGCATTTTATGGGGTGGAAGGATACCCGATCATGACACGGGATAAAGTGCTGGTTATTCCTCGCTTTAAGGATGTGTATGGGAATGATGTGGTTGGGGCGCACATGAAAAAACACGGTTGTGATGCGGTGATTACACTGATAGACCCGTTTGTTTTGACGGGGGATGTTTGGGCTAAGCTGAATACGGTGATGTGGTGTCCAGTGGATTGCGCCCCGGTTAGTCCAGAAAATTGGGATGTGATGGAACGTGTGCCGCGTCTGTGGTCAATGAGCCGATTTGGGCATGACCAGATTATCAAACGGGGGTATGACGAGGCACGATTGGATTATGTGCCGTTGGGGGTGGATACGGATTTGTTTTGCCCAATTGACAAGGGCGAGGCGCGGGCGCGTGCCATGCAATTTTTAGGACGGGATGATTTGGCGGACAAGTTTATTGTCATGACAGTGGCGGCAAATAAGGGTGTGCCAAGTCGTAAGAATATGGTGGGGATGTTGCGGGCATTCAAAAAGTTGGCAGAGACGCGGGCGGATGCGGTGTTTTATATGCACACTGAGCCAACGGGTATGGTGAGCCATGGTGAGGATTTGGGGCGGTTGGTGGCGGATATGGATTTGACGGATAAGGTGATATTCCCGCCCAATTACGACTATGTGACAGGATTCATCAGTGGCGAAATTATGAATGACCTGTATAACATGGCGGATGTGTTTTTGCTTTTGAGTCTTGGTGAGGGATTTGGCGCGCCGATTATTGAGGCACAGGCGGCAGGAGTGCCAGTTATCGTCACCAAAGGATCGGCAATGGCGGAATTGGGGATTGCGGGGGTGCTGATTGATGCCACGCCGATAGCACCATCGCACGATCGGACGGGGTGTTATTGGTGGATGGCTGATGAGGATGATGCGGCGTGGGAACTGGACAAGGCGTATTTGCATCGTGATGATTATCGGCGTGAGGCGGCACGAGTGTTCGCGTTGGGGTACGATTATCGGTTGGTATATGAAAAATATATGTTGCCTGCGTTGCTAAAATTGGCGGACATAAGTGCCATTCTACCAACCAATACAACCAAGAGAGATAGTTGAGGAGAGTATAAATGCCAAGAATAACGATGGCAGAAATTATCGTGGAAGTCAGACGGTTGGCTAATGCGGGTACGGCTGATTTTGTTATTGGGGCAGTTATCTACTTTAGTGATGACCATATCCAAGACATTTTAGACAGGGGGGTAAGGGATTTTAGGCGGGTGGCGGTTAGCCCACTGCTGAATTATGCCAATAGTGCATCTACCTATACCGATTATATTATCCCACTGGATAAATTTGATTGGCGGATCGAGCGCGAGGGTGCTGGTGGTGGGTTTTCTTTGAGGAACAGCAATGGGGGGGTTGCGCCAACCTACACGGTTAATTGGGCGGCGAGTCGGATTGTGTTCGATGCGGACACAGGGGGCGATACATTTTATATGGATTGCCGCGCCTACGATTTTTACATGGCGGTGGCGGAAATTTATGATGCAAAAGCGGCGGCGGCGGCGGCGCTGGTGGATTGGTCTAGTGACAATCACGACATAAAGGCTAGTCAGGCGCACTCTCATTATTTGGCAGAGGCACAGCGGTATCGGCTGATGTCGGGGAAGCTGGTACGCATGAGTACACGGGAGAGGACAGATGAGCGTTATTAGCGGGTTGATGTTGGCGCAGATGCGGGCGATGGTATTGGCACGGCTTCCCGATGTGGCAGTGATTTCTGCGATAACCAACACATCGGACGGCGCGGGGGGATGGAGCGAGGGGCTGGTGACTAGTGGCACGGTGGCTTGCCGCGTTGACCCATTGGGTGCCAATGCGACCGAGTCGCAAGTGGTGGTATCACGCGAAGCGTTGGAGGTGACCTATCGGCTTACATTGCCACACGATGCGCCGATAGCACAAAATAATCGGGTGGTGATTAATGGACGGACGTACGAGGTGGTGGCGTTATCAATTGACCACTCGTGGAATGTGAGCAAACGGGTAATTATAACGGAGGTGCGATGATGAGAGTGGAATTGGATACAGCGTATTTGGATAAATTGGGGCGGGGTTTGGATGTGTCGGTGGTGTTGGGTAAGCTGGCGATGGATTGCGAGGCTTACATCAAATTAAACTTTAGTGCGCTATCGCCCTCGCCTGTGGGGGGTCCGCCAGGGGTGGATACGGGGGCGCTCAAAAATAGTGTGGTGGCATCTCCGCGAGGGGCTGATTGGGTGGTGCAAGTGGGGGCACCATATGGGATGGAGTTGGAATATGGGACGCGGCGGTCAGGGGCGAGACCGTTTGTGTTGCCTGCGGTGCGGGCGATAGTTAAAAATGCCCCCGCTGAGATGCTTAAGATTGTAGAGGATGCGTGATGGCACTATTGACGATAGAAGCTGGGCTGTATGCAAGTTTGGCGGGTGGAACGGCGCTCACCGATTTGATTGGCGGCGCGGTGAATCCACGTATTTATAACATGATTGCTCCAAATGTGGCGGTGTTGCCGTACGTGATTTTTTATTTGGCGGATGGGCAAATCCCCAACGAAACACCGCGCCAAGACGGGGATTATGTGTATCGGGTGGATGCGTGGGCATTGACACGGACATTGGCGGAAACTATGCAAAAAAAGATATTTGATTTATTGGATAGGCAATCGCTGAGTGTGGCGGGGTGGTCTAATTATGATAGCAAGCTAAGACGGCTTTTTAGCGAGGCGGAAGCGGAAAAAGGGGTTATTTATTGGAGGTACACAGGAGAGTATCAGTTTAAGCTGGCATTGGATTGATTGCCGTTATGGGGGTGGGTGCTGGGGTAAGATTGTATTGATGGATTATTTATTTTTAGGAGGCATATTATGCCAGTACATGCAACGAATAATCGGTACACAGGCAACCTTTTGTACATCAGTTTTGGCGCGGTGGTGATTAGCACGGACTATAAATCACTGGGTGTTAGTGAAAGTATGGACACGGTGGATGTCACGGCGGGCAGTTCGATTGATCGCACCCACATCCCAACATTGCGGGCGGTTGAATTTAGCCTCGATGCTTTTCAGGTGATTGGGTTGAATGGGACGGCGTTGCGGGCTAAATTTGCCACAGGGGTACAGGGTGAACTCATCTACGGACCCGAAGGCACGGCGGCGGGCAAGCCGAAATATGCGTGTTTAGTCACGGTGACATCATCGGATGTTACTTATCCGTTTGATGGGGACATTTCGTTATCGGCTACGCTGATGCGAAATGGTGCGTGGACAGCCAATTTTGACCATAGCGCAAGCGTGTTCCCATGAGTAGTAAGGTGGAAAAAGATGTGGTGGTAGAAGAAACTCAGTTGGTTATTGATGTAAGCAAATGGAATATGAAACAATTTAAGAAGTGGCAAGGAGTTACGCTTGAGGCAAACATTGATGGGATGAATGCTATGTTGCTACAAGCCATTGTGGTAATGCCTGATGGTAAGCCACCAAGTCTTGAGGCGTTGGATGAGCTACTTCCTGCTGAGTGGTTTTTGGTAGCTAAGGCGGTCGGAAACTCCTTCAACATTATTTTTCGACCACAAGACTAAAATCGCCCGCCAAATCTATCTGTCGGTGAAATTTAATTCGCCGATGGAGGGGGATGTAGCAATGGATGTGTGGGCTATGCAGGTGTGTGAGAAATTCGGATGGACATTAGAATATGTTGACGGGATGCCGATGGAAGAATTGGCGCTGGTCATGGGATATATTGAGGGGATGGAGCGGGCAACCAAAAAATAGCCTAGTAGAATGGTGCTTATGTGAGGTAATAAGATGGTTGATGCGGCAACGTTAAAAGCGGTTTTTACTGCTGATACAAAAGATTTTGATAAGGGGATCAAGAAAGTAGACAAATCGCTTTCTGGACTGTCTAAAGACATGGGCAAAGAGCTACGGTCTTTGGGTGGCAACATCAGAGGGATTGGAAGCAATTTCCTTGCATTGACGGCACCGTTGGCGGCGGGGTTTGGGTTTGCAATCCATTCCGCCATGAATTTTGATGAGCAATTGACCAACATCGCCTCTGTGCTAGGGTCAACACGGGCGGAGACGGACGCAATGGGTATGAGCCTGTTGGAATTGTCTAAGACATCGAAATTTAGCGGAACGGAACTCGCCGCCGCCATGTATGACGTGGTGGGGGGGTGGAGG